CGATCATCGACTTCATCGCGGGGATGATCGACGGACTTCTTATCCTTCGGGAAAACGGCGGGGACGTGTTCGAGGGCATCGCCGGGGCGATAGATAAACTCGTCCCGATGATCATGGGCAAGGTGGAAACACTTATCCCGAAGGTTGTGCAGGCGTTTACCAAGCTTGTTTCCGGCGCGGGCAAGATTCTATCAAGCCTTATCCCGGCGGCGATCAAAATCATATCCGGACTGATTGAAACGATATCGAAGGAACTGCCTGGGATCGTCAAAACCATCGTCGGACTAGTGCCAGATATCGTAAAGGCAATAGTGGATGCCGCGCCGCTATTATTGGACGCCGCCATTTCGCTTGTAATGTCCCTTGTGGACGCGTTTGCGGATAACATAGATTTACTCATTGATGCCGCCCTTAGCCTCGTGGATGGATTGCTGGACGGTCTCCTGAAGGCGTTGCCGAAACTCATAGATGCAGGAATAAAGCTTCTGCTCGCCCTTATCAAGGGGGTTGTCAAAAGTATCCCGAAGATCGTTGATGCGGTTGTTAAGGCGATCCCCATGATCATCTCTGCTCTGATGGATGCGTTACCTCAGTTGCTCGAAGGCGGAGTGCAACTGATATTGGCCTTGCTCAAGGGAATCTGGGAGGCACTTCCACAAATATTGGCCGGGATCGGCCAAATGATAGGCGGCATATTCAAAACCCTCAAAGAAAAATGGCCCGAGTTCAAGGAGAAGGGCAAGGAGATCATTGAAAATCTTTGGGACGGAATGTGGGCGATCATCAAAGGCATCCCCGGTAAGATCAAGGAATCCCTTGGCGGCTTCTTCGATGGCTTGTTCGGGAAGAAAGGAAAGATTGACGTCGAGGTAAGTCCGCGAGGCGGTGGAGGAACGTTTGGAGGCGGCGAACCCATCCCCAACGCAAAAGGCGGAGTATATGGCAGGGAAACCAACATCAAGGTTGCCGAATACTCCGGCGCAGGCAGCAATCCCGAGATCGTAGCCCCGCAAAAAATTATGGCCGACACGGTGCTTAGTTCGATAAAGACGTTCTTTTCTGACTTTTCCGGAAGGAAAAACAGGGATGATGTCAGTTCGAACGCGCACACCAAGGAGACGCCGGCAGTTCGGGCGGACGGTAGACGCCCTGAGGAATCGTTTAAGCATCGTACAGACGTTACCGCAGGCGGACATCCGGGCATAGGCCGCGAACCGAAAATTATGTCCGCGCAAAGCAAAGCAATTGACGCCGCGCTCGGCGCAATGAAGATTTTCTTTGATGGCTTCACCGCTGTGCAAAGCATGGTGCGCCCACAGCCCGCTATGGCGCTGCCCGGCGGCGGTAATATGACGATCAACCAGTACAACAACTGGGATCAATCGTTTACCTGCTCCGACCGCAACGTGCAGGAAAAGACCGACCGGGCGATGGAGAGCAGTACCAAGGACGCCACATCCGCGCTGGCGCGGGGAATTCGTAACCAGAGGTGATGATGTATGCCGAAGGCAACGCAGCCCGTTACAATTGCCGGGATAGCGTTTGACGCGCTGATCGACAGCGACGAGGGCTTGGAGGCCGACATTCCCGATTATCCCGTGGAAACAGGGTTCATGGTGAGCGACACCATCATTATCCGCCCGAGAACGCTCAACATGACCCTGTTCGTCACCGATACCCCTGTTACCTGGGCGCTTAGGAATGGCGTTGGAATAGGCCGCAGGCTCGACGTGAAGGCCCGCCTGAAGGATGCGTATTACAAAAAAGAGCTCGTGACGGTCGTGACCAATGATGAGACATACAGGGACATGGGGATTACAAGCCTTCACTTTCCGCGAACGAAGGCGGACGGCTCTTCGTTGCGCATACCTATCGCGCTGAAGCAAGTGCAGAAAACGCAATCGCGCACGGTGGGGATTCCCGCCGGATACGGAAAAAGCGGCGCGACGGGAACCTCGGCGGGGGCCGCAAGCCTAAAGCCCGCCATGCAAACAGGGCAATCGGCGGCTTATAACCGGGGGTTCACTCTAATCACTGGAGGATAACCGTGGATAGAATAATCTTAGTCCCCCGCGAGCACGACAGCTTTTCGGACATCACCATAAACGGCGAACGGATGCTTATACGATTCACCTATAACGACACCTTCGACTACTGGACGTTCGGCATTTACGAAACGAACAGGACGCCCATTCTTTCCGGGGTGAAAATTGTCCCGAACTTTCCGTTGACCATATTCACCCCCATGCGAAGGCTTGAGGGCGTTTCATTCATCGCGTCCACGCGGCAGGAACGCATCGGGTACAGCGACTTCTGGGAAGAGCTGGCGTCGTTTGTTATGGTGGAGGGATCGCCATGAGCTGGAACCGTAAATACAAGCTTACCGCAGGCCCGGCCGGGGGGTATGGATTCGAAACCGACCAGCTGCGTATATCGTTCTCAATCACCCGCACTGAGGAGAAGTCGGGCAACAACGCGAGCCTTTCAGTGTGGAACCTGAGCCGTGACCACGAGGAAATGATTACAGAGAAAGATTGCTTCGTGGAAATCCAAGCCGGATATGAGGATACCCCTTTGATCACGATCTTCAAGGGGTATGTCACCTACGGCGACGGCGAACTGGACGGCGCGGACTGGCGCACAGACCTTGAACTGGTGGATGGTCGCGTTCCCGTGCGCGACACCTACATCAGCAAAAGCTATTCCGGCGCAACGGAAAACAAAAAGATTATAGACGATACCGCCAGCGAAATGAACCTCACGGTCGAGTATGCGGACGATTGCGAGTTCGGCAAAATCCCCAACGGGTACAGCTTTGTCGGTCAGGGCGCGGCCAGCCTCGATAAGGCCTGCGCCGTCAGCGGCCTTTCCTGGTACATCGACAACGATGTTCTGCACGTCAAGAGGGTTGGCGGCACGAAGAACAAAAGAGCCTACACGCTGTCAGCGGACACCGGGCTGATTGAATTTCCAAAGAAGATCACGAAATCCGGCAAGAGCGAAGAGGATAAGGATGTCGTTGGCTACGAGGTGCGGTATTTCCTGAACGCCGATATAAACATCGGCGATTATGTTTTCCTGGACGCAAAGCGTATCAAGGGGTTCCACCGGGTACAGAGCCTGAAAATTGACGGCGATACGCATTCGGGCGACTGGATGTGTACGGCGACATTGATGAACGAGGGGTGACGGTTTGCAGGACGAAGTAACGCTTGAAATTGAGCGCCTGGTGCAGGATATGCAGCAGAACATGCACACCAGTCTTCCCGGCAAGATCGACAGCTTCGACGCCGACAAGTGCCTGGCCGTGGTGACACCAACAGGCCAGTTCAAGCAGCCCAACGGGCAACTGCTGGATTACCCCCAAGTGAACGACGTCCCAGTTGTGTCGTTTCAATTCGCCGGGCAGGATATCACAATCGCCGCCCCCGTCAAAGAGGGCGACGGCTGCTTGTTATTCTTCTCCGAGCAGCAGCTTGACAAGTTCCGCGATGACGAGGACGCGAAGTGCGACCTCCGATTCGATCTTACCAATGCCATATGCGTTGTGGGGCTTTTCAAGGACGCGAACGGCGTTATCAAGGACGCCTGCGACAACGATGCGGTGATCATCGACAACAAAGGCAAGAGCCGCGTAACCATCAAGGAAGACGAGCAGGAATGCAAGGTCGGTGATAACTCAACCTTCACCATCACGGAGGATAAGCAGGAGGCTGTTGTCGGCGGTGCGAAGTGGACCCTGGAGGGTAATAAGCTCACCGTGGACTGCGACCTTGAAGTGACGGGCAAGGTGGCGGCCCAGCAGACGATTGACGCGACCGGAGACATCACCAGCAGCGCGACCGTAACTGGCCGTGCCGGGGTGTCTGGAGCGACCGCCAGTCTTGATACACATATGCACCCGACGGCTGCGCTCGGACCTCCATCTCCACCGACCCCGGGAACATGATTGGAGTTCGCAATGAAAGATATTCGCACAACCCGTGACGGGGATTTATTCGTCAACCCCGCCACCGGGGACTTTGAAATAACTGATAGCGCAGAGCAGGCGATACGAATTCGCCTGCTTTGGTTTTGGCAGGAGTGGAGGCTCGGTCCGGATCACGGGATACCGTACTTTCAGGAAGTCCTGATCAAGAACCCGAACAAGCTGCGCATTCGCCAGTTGTTCCGCGAGGCGATCATGTCCGTGGAAGAGGTGGAAGGCGTAGAGGATTTGAATGCCACTATATACCCATCGACAAGGATTCTCACGGTGACATTCAAGGCGAGGGTAAGCGGCGAAATCATCAACATGGAGGTGAGCTTGAATGCCGGGTGATCGTGGCGTTACCCTAGAGGGCTTTTCCTTGAGGCGGCTCGATGAGCTGATCAACATAGCGCACGACGGCCTTTCCGACGGGTGGAACGTCAACACACGGAACAATCCTGAATCCAGGCTCAACGTGCTCTTGGTCAACCTGATGGATCGCGCGGCGGAGCTTTGGGAGCTGGGCCAAGAGAACTATAACGCCATGTATCCATCCTCAGCTGAAGGGATTAGCCTCGACCACGCATGTGAATTCGGCGGAACGGTGCGTTCGGATGATCGGCACACCTTTTATCCGATCTCGTGCACAGGGGCCGACGGAACAGAGCTGCCAATCGGAAGTGTACGGCTTGCCAGCGATACAGTCCCGCAGAGAGGGTTAATCAATTATGCACCGGGTGCAATATCAATCTCGGCTTGCAACTGGCTCAGGGTACGCTTGGCCGGTGCCCCATTACCCGTAAGCGCCTATTCTATCACGGTCAACGGGATTGTTTATAGTCCACCGGCAGGCGCGGAAGAATCCGAAGACGGAATTCTGGAAGGGCTGCGTTCTGCGGTGAGCACCTCCGACGTTGTGTCGTCATGCGAGGTGTCCGAAGGACGCTTGACCATAGAATCCGAACGATTCAACAATCCTCTGAACGTCGTGCTTTCCAGTACCTTGACCACAACGGAGATCAACTCCACTGTGAATTTCGGTACGGAGGATTACGGAGATACACCGTTGCCCTTCGGCACAATCACAATCATAACCAGAGGCGTTGTCGGCCTGAGCGCCGTCACGAACCAATCTCCGCGTATCGCGGGCAGCGTAAGGCAGTCGGATGACGAGCTCAGGTTGTCTTATGCGGCACGGATTTTCATCCGGAGCCGCACGATGCTGGAAAGCATAAATAGTGCGGTGCTTGGAGTACAGGGGGTGCGCAGCTGCCGCAGCTTCCAGAACGACACAAATATCTGGGTGCTGCATCGCCCGCCCCACTCCGTAGAAGCCGTCGTTGACGGAGATTTCGATGAGTACGAGGTCGCCTCAATGATCCTCGGCTCAAAAGCCGCCGGAATTCAATCGTGCCACTGCCGGGGGCTTGACCGCAACAACCCATACATAAATCCGGAGCAAGGCATTGACACATCAATATACCCGATAGATCGTGCCGTTGAGGTTGTTGTGCTGGGGGAAAACAACGAAGACATAACCGTTCGGTTCTCCAGGCCGATTGACCTTGTGTGCGATATCGTGGTAGCCGTGTCTCTTTCCAATGAGCCTCTGGCCGTAAATGCATTTAACCTGATAGAGGACACGATACGGGCCGAAATGGCAATACAGAAACCAGGGCAAGATGTTCGCCCGCAGATGTGGCTTGATAACCTCTACGGAAACGTAAGCGGCGTCGCCAACTTTGAAATAACCCTTAGCACAAACGCAGTGCAGGACGTCAGGTTCCTCACAGGGATCGGATACAACTTCCGCGCTGTGGCTGGCAGCGTTTCAGTTATTGAAGCGGGGGTGTGATAATGCGCATAGAGGATTACGCCCAGGACTTCCTGAAGGCGCTGATCGATGATGAGCTTGAACAGTTCAAGGGGGAAGAAAACACAAAGATCAGGGTCTTTCTGGAAGCAATGGCTGCTTGCTTGGATGAGCTTTCACAGGCTTCGCTTGACCTCGCAAGAAAACGCAGCCTTGACGGCGCTGAAGGCGTTCAGTTGGATGGTATCGGCGACATCGTGAAGCTTACGCGGGCGCAATCCGCGATGCTTTCCAATGAGGTGACAACCGATATCTCAACAATCGATGAATCCGTGCTTTCCGGCGTAACAACCCCGACGGATCTCCTGGAGCGCCATGCGCAGTATGGAATCATCCCCTTTGATGTGATCGACGACGACCGCTACAGGGAGTACCTTCGCTACAAGATTTTTCTGAACAGCAATCATTGCACCTACCCGGACTTAATGAAGGCTATCCGGATGTTCTGGACGAAAGGACCGGTTACTTACTCCGAGGACGTCGATCTTGGTGATGGGCAGAAATACCACGCCACGATTTTGCTTGACGCCGGAGTGGTTCAGTCTGGCCAAGATGCCAGGCTGTTTTTCTTGCTCCCCATCATCAAAGCTGCCGGGGTCATGTTGATCCGAAAGGCGATGACCATCACGCCGATGGATCCAAAGACAATCCACGTCGGCGGAGCGATGCACGGCTGCATCATGGAAACCACGTTGCCGTACATGGATAAGCCGGAGGTGCGGAAGGAAATTCACACGGACGGCGCGGACTTCGGCGTCGCAACGGAAACCAGGTTACCCTACATCAATTATTTGGAGGAATAGCGATGGCGGCAGGATATGGATTTTACGTAACCTCGGCAGGCTGGGATTTGCTTGGGCGCATCGTCGCGCAGGCACTGCAACAGAACCAAACCCCGGTTGTCCAGTTCCAGCGGGTGCGCTTCGGGGACGGCATAATCCCGTCCGGCGAAAACCCCGCGCTTATGACCGACCTTGTGAACTACGTGGCCGACGGTTCATCCTCACCGGTACGCGTTGTGGTGACAATAGGCGACGGCGGCGCGGCCAGTGGCTGCATCCTCTCGTTCGTTCTGGAATACAGAAGCAACTTTAGGCTGGAGGGAGAGGACGCGTACCCGGGCGCTACATACCCGGCAGACGTCACCACAGCAAAGCTGCTTACCGAGTGGTCCGTTGACGCCCTGGACGCAGAGAACGGCACGGTCGTTTCGATGATTCGCGGATACTTTGGCGATAATCCGCGCCCGATTGTGCCGTTCCTCGGCGCGTCGCTCGACGTTGCCCGGTTCCCCGTCTCCCTTGCCCTTGACGAGGAGTTGTACGCAGAGTTTACGTTCCCGTCGGGCGTGTTCGTTACGCACCCTGAGCTGGAGCAACGCGTCGACGATTCCCTGCGCGCCCACAACGAAGCCCCCTTCGGCCCGGAAACCCACCCGCCGTACTGGGCGGCCATCGCGTGGCTGCAGCGGCAGCTGGACGAGGCCAACAGCTATCCCTTCGAGGCGG